GGGGGCACGCACAATAACGTACAGCCTTACATCGGCGTCTATATTTGGCAGAGGACAGCATAATGGAAAAAGATTGTTGTAGCCCAGATGTGCTGTCTCGCATCCGAGCCGTCGAAATTTATTTAGACACACATAGGGAAAAGCTCGATGTGCTAACCCGCGCGCTAGAGAAAAATAATTCGCGCCTTGAGCGCGTGTGCGACAAGTTGAGCGAAATCAAAACACAACAAAAGGTTACGCATGCTCTCGCGGCGGTCGGTGGCTCCGCAATTGCTTTTGTGGGCAACATGTTTTTAAAGCATGGGGGCCAATAATGAGCAAAGGCATGGATCTCAATAATCCGTTTGACCTCGAAGTTAGCCAGAGCTTTAAATGGCATGGCGAGATCCGCCCGTCCTCCGATAAAGTTTTTTGCCAATTCGACACGCTGCTCGACGGCGTTCGCGCCGGCCTCAAAGACCTGCGTAATCAGCAAATTGTTCATGGCCTGAATAACTGGACTGACATCATAACGAAGTACGCTCCACCAAGCGAAAATGACACGTCGGCCTATATCATGGCGATGTGCAAAGGCACCGGCACTTACCCGAAAGATTATATCAACCTTTCCGATCCTACCTTTCTTGCCTTAGCTGGCAAATGTGTTATGATACAGGAACAAGGGTACAATCCATGTACCGACGAGCTTCTCACACAGGCTGTGAATGAGGTGCTTGGTATCACACCAGACGAAGGAGAAACGACATGAGCTTACTTACAGAAATCGGCGCGTGGTTATTGGGCATCGGCGAAGGCACCTTGAGCTTTTTCAAGGCTGCAATTTTGTCTCTCGCGCAAAATCCACAGCTTCAGACGATCGCCATGAACGCGGTTACGACCGCAGAAAATTTGGCGATCTCAGGCGTTGAGAAACAGGCCGCAGCCAAGAGTGATATTCTTGGTCAGTTAGCCGCTGCCGGTCTGCCCGCAGTTGCTTCGCAGGTGAACCTTGCGATCGAAACAGCGGTTGCCAGTTTGACGGCAACAAAGGCTGCGACTGCCACGGCGATCGCCGCTGCTCCAACCGCACCAGTACCAGACGCTGCGCCCGCACCAGTGGTCGCACCCGTTGTGCCAGCTACAGGAGCCTAAGATGAATTTTGTGTTGGGGCTTGCGCTCAAATATGTTTTGCCAATTATCATTAGCTACCTAATTCAATGGGGCCACGATGAGGCTGCAAAACTGTTAGGGAGCGTAACCCCGGCACAGATCATTAAGAGCGTTAAAACTTATCCGCAATATCCCGGTGATCCTCCCGCGCCGACCGGCACGACGAACATGACCACAGGCGACGGCACGCCGGTGACATAATGTTGACGTTTCAGAAGGAACGCTTCGTTGACTTGATGCCGGAGCTTCCTGAGATTTTTTATAAACATTGGGTCGATATTGCCCTCGATCGAGATAAAATTCCCCTCGACCCCGCGTGGGAAGAATATATGCGCCTTGAGGCGATCGGGATCCTCCAAATCGTGACCGCGCGGGATGGCGCTAAACTGGCCGGTTACGTCTTTTCGCTCGTCCACCCGCACCTTCACTATAAAAAGTCCCTGACGGCCTACACCGACTTAATGTATTTAAGGCGCGAATATGCAAAGGGTTTTGGGATATTTCGCTATGCAGGGTTGATCCGTCATAGTGAAAAAATGCTTCGTGACATGGGCGTGCAAAAGCGGTATCTTATGACGAAGGTTTACCATGATCTGACCCCGCTCTTTGCAAGGTTGGGGTACAAGTTCATCGAGAAGATCTCTGCTAAACTGCTTTAGGAGCCAAGCCCATGGGCGGAGCCGTATCAAGTATATTTGGATCAAGCCCGCCGTCGGCTCCTAACCTTCAGACGTATCAGCCACAGTACACGTCTCAGGCGGATACCGGCTCGTTTAATGCCATCAATCAAATTCAAAACAATAACCCATATTTACAAAACCAAGGCACGTACCAATCTATTATGAACGCCGGGTTGAATAATCCCTATGCGGCGGGCGTGCAAACTTCTGCGAATGCTGCGGGTCAGCAGTATGGCGCGTTGGGTACGCAGGGTGCGGGCGTTGCCACTGGCCTCAATGCCGGCGCTATGACGTTGTTGCCGTATGTCTCGCAAGTCGAGAACACCGCAATGGATCCGCAGGGCGCACTTTACAATCGCACGCTGCAACAGGTGCAGGATCAGGCGAACGTTTCGAACGCGCAAAATGGTTTGACGGGTTCGCCTTATGGCGCGGGCACGTCGAATGCCGCGACCAGCAATTTCAATATCGACTGGCAGAACAATCAACTCGCGCGTCAGACGCAGGGCGTCAACGCTGCGGCCACTGGCCTTGGCGCGGTTGGCAATGCCAGCAATCAGGCACAGAATATCGGCACCGCTGCCGCCGCAAATACCGGCATGTCCGGCGCTGCGCCGAACGCCGCTTATATCAGCAACCTCGCCAACATGTTGAACGCGCTGAACAGCTATGGCACGAGCCAGACTGCGGCGAATAACAACACGCAAACTGCGCAGCAGGATTTCCAGCAATACCTCGGCCTCGGCGCGACACAGGCGAACGCTCAAGCCAATCTCGACAATATCAACTTCCAAAACCAGAACACGGCAGCAGGAAATCAAAACGCGTTTTTGGGTAGTATTGTTAACGGCATAACCGGCGGCGCTTTAGGCACTGCCATTAACGGAGCCGGTAGTAGTTTGTTAAGCGGGGCTACTGGCGGAGCGTTGAATGGTGCATCAAGCACAGCCGACTGGGCCGCTTTTTTAGCAATGTAGGAAAACAAAATGGCTGGCTATCAAACCGCATATGACGCTTACCAAACAGGACAAGCTGCGGCCCTAGCGAATTTGTTGCGCGGATTACAGGTGCAACAAGAGCAGGCAAATGCAGCCGGTCAAAATTTGGCTGGTAATGCGCTAACGGCCAATTCTACAGATCCGACAAGTCCCGCTTCAGGCATGAATGCACCCGGTACCCCGGCTGGTACTGGTGCGCCACCTAATTTGACGCCTGCGCCGAACCCTCCGCCCGTTACACAAGTGCCTATGCCCGGAGCCACACCCATGTCTGCTGGCCCCATACCGCCACCCCCTTCGCCCGGCCAGATGCCGGCTGCGCCACAAGGGGCGTCGATCCCGCCAATTTCCGCTTCGCAGCTTCAGCCGCCCGGCCAAGGCACACCGCCTATAGCGCCAATGCCGTCGCCGGCTGCTCCGCCCGCCGCGCCCGCAGGTCAGGGGCCAGCTTCCGCGCCGCAAGCCAACCAGATGGGTCAGGGCACACAAAATCCATGGTGGAAAACGATGGCTGCGCAGATCAAACAACAGAACCCTAACGCTAGTGGTCGCGATGTCATGGCCGCATTGAATGCGATGCAGCCGGTGATGAACGCGACGAACCGTCAACAGCTTTCGGATCTGCATATGCAGCTTGCCATGCAGAAGTTGCAATCGGGTCAGGCCACGCCCGAAGAAATTGATTTTCTTGCCAACGAGGTTGCCAACGGCAATCAGTCGATCTTGACGCGCATGCCCGCGCCGGTGCGCCTCGCCGTCATGGAAAAGCTTGAACAGGGCGGCACGTCTGGCTCCGATGCGGCGAACGCCGCCACAACCTATCACGGTAAACAGTCTGAAGCTGCCGCCGCCGGTCGTCGCACTGGTAACATTGACGTAGCTGTTAGCGGCGGGCAAGAAATTGCGCCTAAAGCTTTGGCTGCTTCCGCCGGCGTGCCGCGCTCAAGCTGGTTGCTGGCAGGACAGATGGGAAACTGGCTCAAGACACAATCGAACGATCCCGCGCTCGCCAAATTCCAAGTCTTCAACCTCGGTTTGTCGCGCGAATATGCTCAGGCTTTCGGCGGTACCGTGGCCGCTCAACAGCACGCCCAAGAGGTGTTGGGTACGGCCAAGGATCAGACAGCTTACCGCGCCGCTGTGGAAGCGTTGCAAGAAGAAATGGCTGCAGCTCAAAAGGGTGGCGAACGCGCCATTCAGAAGGCGGGTAGCGGCGGCAATTCAAGGCCACAATCCGAACTTGCACCGGATGATGGTGGCGGAATTAAATTAAATATTCCCCCTCCACCTGACGGCTTTGTGGTGCAATGATATGGCGATTGCATATAACCAGCAGACTGGCGAGGCGCTCTACTCAGAAGGCAGCGAATGGAAACCCGCAAAAATAGCTATGAACCCAAAAACCGGCGAGCGCGTGGCGTTCGATGGGAAAGCATGGCAACCGCTGCAATCGAAGCCACTGCCCGGCAAAACGGAAGACGGATTGACCACCGGCAGCAAATTTGCCGACAAAACGCTCGATGTGTTGGGTGGCCCCACCTACGCAACCAATGAAGCCATTTATCACGGTAAGGAAAGCGGCGACATCCTGAAGCAGGGCGTCAAGGACATTCCGTCGAGCTTTGTCAACCGTGAGAAGCAGGATTGGCAGGGCGTTAAACAGGCATTCGAAGATACTGGCAAAGCCGAAGGCCCGGTCAGCGGCATGTATAACGCCGGCAAGACGGCGTTGCGTGCGATCGGCATGCCTTTCGAAGCTATCAACGTTCCATTAGAAAATACCTATGGCCGCATGGCTCAGGCTGGCGCAGCGCACCACGGCACGGAGCTGAAGCCCGAGGAAGCCGCGATCGTGCCCGAAATGGCATTGCCGGGCGGCATTGGCGGTAAAGCCAAAACAATCCCCAAAGCCGTCGCTGCTGACGAGGCCACCGCTGCCGCCGCAGGGCGCATAGGCATCAACGCTAACCGCGTTAAGGATGCCGACCAGATGCAGGACGCCCTGCGCACCGGGATTAATCAAACGAAGGGTGACATCACCACGGCCAAAGGTGTCGCGCCGGTCGCTTCCGATCGGGAACTGGCCGAGCAAGTTGCTAAAGGCATCGGTGACAAACGCGATCAGGTCAAGGCGCTTGAAAACGTGCGGTGGGAAAAAGCAAAAGAGGCCGGCGCACTCATTCCTGCTGATGGCGTTTCCAATATCGAGGATCTTCGCCGCATGGTTGGCCAGATCGGTAAAGAGTTGAAGGGCACTGGTGGCGAGCTTGCTTCAGATTTGCGCAGCCAGAAGTTAGGTCACGATAGCGATATCCTTGATCTACGCGATAAGATCCATGAACTTGAAGAAGCAAACGTTGCCGGCGAACATGTGAGTGAGCTTGGCAAAGCTAAAATGGAATTGAAGGCCAAGCGCCTTGAAACCGCGCGGCAGCAACTAGACCAAAAATTAAAAATATCTGACAACCTCGAACAGCGTATCGCTGAAGCCGACAAAGCTGAAAAAGCCGCCGATACAGGATCTTTGCCTACAAAAATTGAAACTGCCGCAGACCTTATTCAATTGAAGCAACACCTAAACGATGTCAACCCTGCCAACCTATCTGCTGTTGAATTGACACGTCTGAAAGACAGTAAGGCTGCTGTGGACGCTGCGCTTGGCGAATTAAAAGGAGCAAAGCCAAATATTAAGCTTTCGGCCAATTCAAAATTACGTTTCCAAGATCCCAATAAAATCAATTTTGGTGATTTGCTGACCAAGGCTAACCGACGCACTGAGGTAAATGCCGAACGCTATGGCGGTGACGCTGCCAAACAACTCGGTGTCGACAAGGCATTTATCGCCGCAGAAAAGAAAACAGGTCGCCCGCTGGTCGGCAAGGATGCTACCACTAATGCGATCGCCGGGACTGAAGGCATTGTTGATCGCATTCAAAGCACCGCACATGTCGATTGGCTTAAGGCCAATATGCGCCCGAAGGCGTTCAATCAGTTGATGGCGAATAAGCTCGCCAAAACTCTGGATGAAGTGGGGTGGGATGCTGACGCCCTGCGGCAGAACCGAGAATTTTTAAATTATGTGGTTAATGATGGCGTGGGTATGAAAACCAAAGTTGTGCAGCAAAAACTCGACGACCTGCAAACGATATTGGATAAGGCGGAAGCTGCCGGCGCGTCGGGTAAAATGTTAGGCAAAGCCTATCGCGGCAAAGATCCAAACGTAACCCGAGCTTTAAACGCCGCTAAAGCGGCATCGGCCACGGTTGCGGCTGGTGGACACCCTACGACATATGCGCTAGCCAAGGCGGCTGAAACTCTTGGTGGCGGAGGCACGGCGGAAGCTAAGCGGCTTATGCAAATGCAAAAGGAACTAAAGCTTAAAACGCCGAAGTATATCCCCGGCGAAGCTATCGGCGCCGCGCTCGGAGGTAATTCGGCGTCCGGCTTCAAGGATCAATAATGGACGGCTCGGTTTTAGACATCAAAGGCGCGGCAATTAGGCATCCTAAAACTGGCATCATCTACACCGGCCCTACCCACCCCGAAATTGCTAAAGAATATGGCTTTCCGGGATCTGGTGATTACTGGCATCATAACCGCAAGAACGCCGGCTTCGTCTTACGTGATGGATCTTTTGTTAATCGCGATCAGGCACTGAATCGGTACGGCGTTGACGAGACACACGCCATGGAAGACGCACAAGAAAAATACCGGGAGGCTCACCGATGAAAATTCTAGTTATTGACAAATACGGGGCATCGCTCAACTGGACACGCCGCTGCGTCGCCGATGGCCACAAAGTGAAATGGTATGTGCCCACTGATGAAAAAGTGGCGCTGGTGGGAAAGGGCATCGTTGAGCGCGTGTCAGATCCGCGCGAGTGGTATCGTTGGGCTGACATGATCTTTTTCACTGACAACACTAAATGGTTGCATGAGGCCGATGCATGGCGTGCTGCCGGCTGGCCGGTAATTGGCCCGGGCGTTGAAGGGGCGAAGTGGGAAATCCTTCGTGATGTCGGCCAGAAAGTGTTCAAAGCCGCTGGCATCAAGGTTGCCGACAGTAAAAAATTCACGACGTATGATCCTGCCATCGCCTATGTCAAGCGCGAGATGCGCCGCTTCGTCTCGAAGCCCTGCGGCGACGAGGAAAACAAGGCGTTGTCGTACTGCTCGAAATCACCCGCTGACATGGTTTACATGCTCGAGCGCTGGAAGAAAAACAAGACACTTGCTGGGGAATTTATACTTCAGGAGTTCACCGGTGGCACCGAGATGGCTGTGGGCGGCTGGTTCGGCCCCGGTGGCTTCAACCGTGGTTGGTGTGAGAATTTCGAATTTAAAAAGCTAATGAACGGGGATCTCGGAGTTGCCACAGGTGAGCAGGGTACTGTTGTTCGCCATGTTGCCAAATCGCTCTTGGCCGACAAGGTGTTAAAACCTGTCGAGAGTGCGCTGGAAAAAATTAACTATGTGGGATATATTGATGTCAACTGCATCATCGACGACCAAGGGGTGCCTATGCCTTTGGAGTTTACGATGCGTCCGGGCTGGCCGTTGTTTAACATTGAGCAAGCGGTGCATAAAGGGGATCACGCAGAATGGTTGATGCAACTATACGAGGGCAAGGACGCCCGCAACTTCGAGTTGGACACGGTGATAGTCGGCGTGGTGATGTCGATACCGGATTACCCGTACAGCCACTTCACGAGGAAGGAAGTGAACGGAGTACCGCTCTATGGAATGACGAAATCAATCGAGCATTCAGTGCATCCCTGCGAGATGATGATGGGGGAAGCGCCGCTGGAAGTGAACGGCAAGCTCCAAAACTCCCCGATGCTTTGCTCAGCGGGGGATTACGTCCTAGTGACGACGGGAACGGGGGAGACGATCTCGGAGGCGAAGAAGGGAGCCTATCGGGTCTTGAAAAAATTAAGCATGCCCAACTCCCCGATGTATCGGACGGATATCGGCGACAGGTTGAAGAAGCAATTGCCGGTAATACAGCAGATGGGCTACGCCGCCAATTTGAAGTTTTAGAAGCGGATCCCAACAAGCTTGATGCCGCCGTCGACCTTGCGCTCAATACAGCGATTGACATTCTTGAACTGGAATACCTGCCCACCAGCCACACGGATTATTATCGTCAGTTGACCTTGAAGAAGGACACGCTGAGCGTTGTGATTAACGCCGGCCTGAAGGCTGACGAAAACCGCTTTCGTCGTAAGCAGCATGATGTGGTGGCAAAACTATTTGCGATCGCACGCGCGGATAAGAAACTCCTGCCGATTATCGAGAACCCGCCGCAGCTTTAATTATATGAACTTACTGCACGTCGTGCGGGAAGATCCTATTTTCGACTATGATGGTGCCGTCGTTCATGCCGCCACCGGACCTTCGGGATCATCTGGCTTTATCGTATAGCGTGGCCGGTATGGTGCCGCGTTCACGAACATGGCCCAACGGGCGATGTCGTGCGTCTGGTTGTCTTTGCCTGTAGTGATGTCGGTCAGGAGTTTCATGTATTAGCCGGATACGCTGGTTGCGCTGGTAGCGACGTGCTGGTTGTGTCGGTTCCGTCAACAATCGCTCTCAACGCCTTACGATAATACACGAAGGCCACAACGTCAGCAGTTGTCGCGGTTATCAGTCCGAGCGAGATCGCTTCTTGGACACGAAACATGGTTATGTCGGTTTTGGTTAGGGCGGTTTGGGCTTTTTGGGGTAATGGTATAGGCACGGGTGTCGGAGCAGGGGGCGCGGTAAATACGCCGTTGGCGTAGGTCCAGCCGATGCCTTGATTGGTTACAAGAATATCCGCTTTGTTCAATGGGGCGTCTGCCGCATAAACATTTGTGACAAGGCCGTTTTCTATGATTGCGTAATTTGACATGTTAGCTACTCACATATTCGGTTATAACCACTAAACCCGCTGCCCCTGCGCCGCCAGCGGCACCAGTCGCTGAATTGTTTGAAACACCACCGCTTCCCCCGGCGCCGCTACCTGAAGCAGTATTTCCAGCCACGAAACCATTTACAACAAGAGGCCCAGGAGCGCCCCCGCCCGCCAAAGACGACCCACCAAAGCCCCCCGCTGCGGCAATCGCGACAGTCGTAGCGCAGATACCAGCCCCACCGGCGGCACCGGACGCGGCTATATCGCCTGTTCCAATGGCACCCCCAGCACCACCACCGCCGCCGAACGTTTGCCCAGCAAATCCGCCCTGACCGCCGTTAGCAATACACAAAGAACCCACCGACGTTGTTCCTCCGGCTGTTCCGTTATTGAGTCCGGCAGCGCCACCATTTCCAGCCGCACCTATTGTTACCGTTTGGGATGACCCAATTGCAGCGGCTGTAGCCGTCTTTTTGGAGTACCCGCCAGCACCACCACCGCCGCCGGAATCGCTTGTTCCAACACCCGCAACAGTACCACCACCACCACCACCACCGCCCCAACATTCGATAACGGCATAAACGAGACCTGTGCTTGGCGTATAAGTCCCGGAAGATGAGAATTTCTGCACATTGATTTTGTCAATCAATGGCGCAGAAACAGAATTACCGTTGATTGTGGGTGATGTGCCTTTAACAACAGAACCAGTTCCGGTGGTGGCCAATTCGCCAAGCGTTCCGGCGTTATTATATTCAATATATCCCGACGTTCCACTTGATATGGTCGTAGTGCCAACTATTAAATTTGCTGCGGCCACGCCCGTTGTGCAACTTGAACCGCTTGAACAGCTTATGCTGTACGTGCCCGAAGCCGGATTGCCGAGAATGTTGCTAAAAGCCGTTGCTGCGGTCGTGCCCGCCGTACCGCCATTGGCAATTGCTACCTGTCCTGTCAAAGACGCGGTAGGAAAGGTTCCACTGCCCACAAGACCAAGATTTGAAAGTGCCGTAACTAAATTACCGGTTGGTTGTACAATGGGAGTAACGCCATAAAAACCAATTTTTTGCGTTGTGGCCGTTCCGAAATCTGTACCCGTCGTCGCATCCGTAACAATGTTATGCGTGGATAGAGTCAGGTTGCCGTTTAACGTCTCGCTTGTCGCGGTTAAGGCGGTAAAGTTTCCGGTATTGGCCGCTGTTCCACCAATGGCCGGTGGCGATGCCAGATAGTTAGTAAAGCCCGTTCCTGATACA